GAGAGGCAGATCAGGACAAATTGCAGGTTCTGGTTTCTCTGGTAAAGGATCTCAGATGGGATTAAGAACAACTAAGGCAGTAAAGAAAATTGCTTGTTCAAATCTGAAACAAATGATAGAATCCGACAAATTAATTGTGAATGACTTTGATATTATCGCAGAATTATCAACATTTATACTGAAAGGCACATCAAAATACGAGGCAGATGATGGTTGTTCAGACGATTTAGTCGCATGTTGTCTGTTTTTTGCCTGGTTAACAACACAAATTTACTTTAAAGAACTTACTGATAACGATTTACGAAGTCGTATATTTGAAGAACAGTCTAATTTGATTGAACAAGATATGGCACCATTTGGATTTGTTGATAATGGTGTTGATGAACCACATGATGAAGATATGATTGATGAATATGGGGTGAGATGGTCACCTGTAGTGCGAAAAGGTATCTAAAATATGATTTTTATAAATAGTCGTATAATTACTAAATTTAGTATAATTAAGGAGAACAGACAATGGCATTTTTAGTATCACCCGGTGTTCTCGTAACGGAAAAGGATCTAACAAACGTAGTACCAGCGGTAGCAACATCAATCGCAGGTATAGCCGTTGTTAGTGAAAAAGGGCCGATGGACGAAATCGTAGCGATTTCAAGTGAAGACGAATACGTGGAGAAATTTGGTAAACCAGATTCTTCTACATTCGAATATTTCTTTAGTGCAACCAACTTTTTACAATACGGAAACGCATTAAGAGTGGTAAGAGCTGTGACTGGAAACGTAAACGCCTGTGTATCAGGTAGTGCGATTCAAATTAAGAACACAGACCATTACTTAAATAACTTTGCCGATGGATCAGCTAACGTAGGACCGTTTGCTGCTAGAACGGCAGGTACTTGGGGTAATAACCTCAAAGTATCAATGTGTACAAATTCAACCGCATACGAACAAAGTATGCCTTCAGACAACAAAGTGAATGGTGCGGCATCTGTCGGTGCAACAACAATCGCTGTTGATGATGGCTCTGAGTTTCAAGTAGGTGACATTTTAGAGTTCGGAAGTGCAACTGTATTTACAGCCGCACCTTCTGGTGAATTTTATAAAATTACAAATATCTCAACAAACACAATAACAATTGCAAGACTTAATCCTTCTAACCCAAGTCAGTTATCTGCTGGTCAAACAGGATTAAAACACGCTCTAGTTGACGATGCGCTTATTAAAAGACGTTGGGAATATTTCTATCTTTTTGATGCTGCCCCAGGAACAACAGCATATGCTGCTGACAAAGGTGGTTCAAACGATGAATTACATATCGTAGTCGTTGACGAAGATGGCGGTATCTCAGGTGTTGCAGGATCTATCTTAGAGAAATACGAAGGTTTATCTCAAGGATCAGATGCGAAAAACGCTCAAGGCGGAACAAACTATTATGCAGACGTGCTTTACAATGAATCAAATAACATCTATTGGATGGACCACGAAACAACACTTGCAAACGCAGGTAGTTCAGTAGTTGGTCAGACTTTTGATAATCAAGGCACAGCAGCATTTACAATCTTTAGCAATTCACTTTCAAGTGGAACTACAGATAATGCACCAACAAATGGTGAGTTAGAATTAGCATATGATAAGTTTAAAGATGTGGAAACAGTTGACGTAAACTTTATCATTGGTGGTCCTTCTCAAACAGGTGCAGATGCAACTGGTGATGTTCATGCGACAATGTTAATTGATCTTGCTGAACATAGAAAAGACTGCGTGGCATTCATTTCACCTGCAAGAGCAGACGTTGTAAACGTATCAGATCCAATCGAACAAACAGAAAACGTTGCGGCATTCGCTGATGGATTACCATCAAGTTCATATGCAGTGATCGATTCAGGTTATAAGTACATGTTCGATAAGTACAACGATGTATTTAGATTTGTACCATTAAATGGAGACGTTGCTGGAACTTGCGCTAGAACAGACTTAATTGCAGATTCTCACTTCTCACCTGCTGGTTTTAACAGAGGTCAGATTAGAGGCGCTGTCAAACTTGCATATAATCCAAATCAGGGACAAAGAGATATCATTTACAGAAAAAGAGTTAATCCTGTAGTGACATTTCCTGGTCAAGGAACTATCTTGTTTGGTGATAAGACTGCATTATCAAGTCCAAGTGCATTTGATAGAATCAATGTAAGAAGACTTTTCATAACTTTAGAGAAAGCAATATCTACTGCTTCTAAGTTCCAACTCTTTGAGTTCAACGATGAGTTCACAAGAGCACAATTTAGAAATCTAGTAGAACCTTTCCTTAGAGATATTCAAGGTCGTAGAGGTATCACCGACTTCTCAGTAGTCGTTGATGAAACTAATAACACAGCAGAAGTTATTGATAGAAACGAATTTATTGCAGACATCTTTATTAAACCTGCAAGAAGTATCAACTTTATCAAACTTAACTTTGTAGCTACAAGAACTGGCGTTGCGTTCAGTGAAGTCGCAGGAGCATAATCATGGCAAATGTATCAGATTTTATTTCTAAACTAAAAGGCGGCGGCGCAAGAGCTAACCAGTTCAAAGTGACTATGCCTTTTCCAGGTTTTGCTGCTGTTGGTGGCGAAACTGAAAGCATGGCATTCTTATGTAGTGCTACAACACTTCCTGCTTCAACTCTAGGAGAAATCACAGTACCATTCAGAGGTAGAAATATCTACATGGCTGGTGACAGAGAGTTCGAAACATGGAGTACAACAATTATTAACGATACTGATTTCTTAATCCGTAATGCGATTGAGAGATGGTCAAATGGTATTAACAATATGTCTGATAACGAAGGTCTAGTAAACCCGGTTGACTACCAAGTCGATGCGTTTGTAGATCATTTAGACAGAAATGGTAATACAATCAAGTCATATACTTTTAGAGGTATGTTTCCAACAACATTAGGAACAATAGATTTAAACTATGATCCTGCAACTGCATTAGAAACTTTCGAATGTACATGGCGATACCAGTATTGGGAATCAAACACAACTACTTAAAAAGTAGTTAAAAAAAGGGTATAAATAATAGTATGGCAGATTTATTTGGATTTTCTATTACCCGAAATAAAAACGAGAAGGCAACGTCACAAGACTTTACGTTGCCTTCCGTTGACGATGGCTCACAAACAGTCATCGGTGGTGGTGGACATATTGGTCACTATCTGGACATTGAAGGACAGATTAGGGACGAATCAGATTTAATTAGACGATATAGAGAAGTTTCAATGCAACCTGAATGTGATCAGGCTGTAGAAGATATCGTAAACGAGGCAATCGTATCAGACGAAATAGAACCTCCCGTTCGATTAAACTTAGACAGAGTAAAATCTTTTTCATTAGATTTAAAGAAAAAAATATCAAATGAGTTTGATGAAGTTTTACGTTTATTAGAATTTGAAGAAAAAGGACACGATATATTCAGACGTTGGTATGTTGATGGTCGTATGTATTATCATAAAGTTATCGACCCAAAGAATCCAAAAGAAGGTATTAGAGAATTACGATATATTGATCCTCGTAAGATCAAAAAAGTAAGAGAGATTCAAAAGAAAGACGGACCCATAAAGATGCCTGGTAATGCACCAGAGCCAATGGAATACAAAGAGTATTATGTCTATAACGAAAAGGGTGTTGGTGGTTCAATGTCTTCTGGTGGTATTCGTATTCACAAAGATGCAGTATCATATTGTCCATCAGGATTAGTTGATCAACAAAAGAACGTTGTATTATCTTTCTTACACAAGGCAATCAAACCAGTCAATCAATTAAGAATGATCGAAGATAGTTTAGTAATCTATCGTATATCAAGAGCACCAGAACGTAGAATCTTTTATATTGATGTTGGTAATCTACCAAAGATTAAGGCAGAACAATACTTAAAAGACGTTATGAATCGTTATCGAAACAAACTTGTTTACGATGCATCAACTGGTGAGATCAGAGATGACAGACAACATATGTCAATGTTAGAAGACTTCTGGTTGCCAAGACGAGAAGGTGGCAGAGGAACTGAGATTACAACACTACCTGGTGGAAATAATCTTGGTGAGATTGATGATATTAAATATTTTCAAAAGAAACTATATCAATCTCTAAATGTGCCTTTCTCACGTTTAGATAGTGAAGCATCTGGTGGATTACAGTTAGGTAAAACTACTGAAGTTTCTAGAGATGAGATTAAATTCACAAAGTTTATTCAAAGATTGAGAAAGAAATTTATCAGTCTATTTTCAGATATGTTAAAAACTCAATTAATACTCAAAGGTATTGTGAGTGAGGAAGATTGGTCAAGTATGCAAGATTTTATTAAGTATGATTTCATACAAGACGGATATTTCTCAGAGATGAAAGAACAAGAGATTCGACAGTCACGTTTAGACCAGGCTGAAAGAATATTCAATCAACAAATGATTGGTAAAATATTTTCTATGGATTATGTTCTCAAAAATGTTCTACGAATGACAGACTTAGAAGTTGAACATCAAAGAGAAAAAATCAAACAAGAAATTGAAGATGGCCTTATCAAAGATCCATATAACGATGATGCCAATAATAATTATTAAGGAGTAAAAGTATGAGTGAACAAGTAAACAAAATGATTGATGCTTTAGACCAAGACGATCATATTGAAGCAGAAACAGCCTTTAAATCAGCATTAGTTGATAAAGTTGGTGCTGTTTTAGATGACAAAAGAAAAGACCTTGCGAAAACTTTCGTAAGAGCAGGTGAAACAGAACAACCTGCTGAAACATCAGGAGATGAAAATGTCGATACCGTTCAGCCAACTGAACAACCAGATACTGGAGCGTAAAGACGATTATAAGAAAGTACGATCTTATAAACGTTTAACACCTCGTCTAAGAAAAGAAGTAGATAAAGTTATGAACTTTTCTACAAATCGTAAAGGCGATGTTGATGTTCCTAAATTAATGTCTGTGATTGACAAGTCTCCTGCGAGAAGACAGTTAGAAAAAATTATAGATGACATATTGTCACAATAGGAGAGAAGAATGAAACTAAAACTATTAGGATCAAGTGTTGCTGATGCAAGTGGAAACAACATTGGCGAAGCTACATTAGTGCGTGTTCATGCTACATCAGCAGCAACATTAACACTAAGACTTGCCAGTGCTGGATCTGTTGTAGGAACAGTCTTTATTGCCGCAGGTGAAACTGTATTTATAGAGAAAAACCCTACGGAAGAGATTACTTGTGCCACTTCACACAGTACAGCCGTTGCGTTTCGCTCATAGTAGTTGCGTAGCATAGTTAGTTTTAAGCACGTAAAGCTTATAAATAATAAGTGAGTATAAAACAAATGAAACTTATCACAGAAGAAGTTAGTTCCGCAGAATACATTGTAGAAGAAGCGGAAAACGGAAAAAAGAATTATAAGATACGAGGCATCTTCATGCAGGCAGATATGAAGAATCGCAATGGTCGTGTCTATCCAATGGAAACATTGGCAAAAGAAGTCAAACGTTATAATAGAGAGTTCGTAGAAGCCAAACGTGCATTTGGTGAACTCGGTCATCCTGACGGACCAACTGTCAACTTAGAACGTGTATCACACATGATTACTAGTCTTACGCCAGAAGGTAAAAACTTCATAGGTGAAGCAAAGATTATGGACACCCCTTATGGAAAAATAGTGAAAAATTTAATAGATGAGGGTGCAAAATTAGGAGTTTCTTCCAGAGGCATGGGGTCGCTGGAGAATAAAGGCGGAAGTAATATGGTAGGAAAAGATTTCTATCTTGCTACTGCTGCCGACATTGTGGCGGATCCCTCTGCTCCAGAAGCCTTCGTGCAAGGTATCATGGAAGGCAAAGAGTGGGTATGGGACAATGGTGTTATACGAGAAGTCGATATACACGAAATGAGAAATACAATTGAGAGAGCTAAAAGAATTGAACTTGCAGAAAAACAAGCTGCTGTGTTTAAGTCTTTTATGTCGAAATTGTAGTATTTATAAATATTATATTATTAATTCGAATTAATAAGGAGAGAGTTAAATGTCAGAAGTAGAAAAAAACTTAGACGAATTGGAAGCGATTGCAACACAAGAAGTTGCAGAAGCCGCTCACGATGCGCCTAAAGCTAAGGCAGTTGCTCCAGAACCTTCAAAGTCCATGGATAAAGAAGTAGATGACACAGGTGATGCAGTTGTAGCACCAGATGCTCAGAAAAAAGACTACGCTAAATCCGTAAAACCTGCGAAGGACGCTGTAAACAAATCAGCTGAAAAAGGTGATTCTGCTCCTGTTTCTCAAGGTTCTTCTAAAGTAAAAGAACCATTAGCCGCTGGAAAACATGTTATGGCCGCTGGCGACCAAGTTGACCATGAAGGCGAGGAACTCGCAGAAACACAAGAAGCTGAAACTGCTAAAAAAATAGAGATTAACGTCAAAGACGATGTTGAAGCTCTTATGAATGGCGAAGACAATCTTTCAGAAGAATTTAAAGTAAAAGCTGCTACTATCTTCGAAGCTGCAATTAAATCAAAAGTAAGTGCAGAGATCGATAGATTAGAAGAAGAATATGCTAAGAATTTACAAGAAGCTAAAGAAACAGCAAAATCTGAACTAACAGAAAAAGTTGATTCTTACCTTAACTACGTTGTTGAGGAGTGGATGAAGGAAAATGAACTAGCCATTGAAAAGGGTGTTAAAGGTGAAATCGCTGAAGACTTTATTTCAGGTTTAAAACAACTTTTTGAAGATCACTACATTGATATTCCAGATGAGAAGTACAACGTACTAGATGCTCAGGCAACTGAGATCGATGAACTCAAAGGAAAATTAAATGAAGCGACTGCAAAAATCGTTGACTTAAATAAAGAAGTAGGTGAGAACACAAAAGCATCTATCTTTGAATCCGTATCAGATACACTCGCTGATTCTGAGAAGGAGAAGTTCAAGGGTTTGGTAGAAAGTGTCGAATATGAAGACGCTGATTCTTATCAGAAAAAGTTAGAAACTATTAAAGAATCTTACTTTGTGAAAGAGAAAGCAACTAATAACGTCACTGAAACTAATGACGCCGAGGGCGGAGCAATTGATATGACAGGACCTATGTCCGCATACACAGCCGCTATCTCAAGGACAAAGAACAAAAAACTATACTAAGTTATGGTTTTTATAAATATTATAACGAAAGAAAATAAATAGGAGAGACAAATGTTTTTATCTGAAACATTACAGGAGAAGTGGCAACCAGTTCTTGAGCACGCCGATCTTCCAGAGATCAAAGACGCTTACAAAAGAGCTGTGACAACCGTTATCCTCGAAAACCAAGAAAAAGCACTTAGAGAAGATCGTGCATTTCTTGGAGAAGCTGCACCAGCAAACCAAACTGGTGAAGCTATTGCGAATTGGGATCCAATTCTAATTTCTCTTGTTAGACGTTCTATGCCTAATTTGATTGCATATGACATCTGTGGTGTTCAACCAATGACAGGTCCAACAGGACTTATCTTTGCAATGAAATCCAGATTTGCATCAAACTCAGGTACAGAAGCATTGTTTAACGAGGCCGACTCAGACTTTTCAGCAAGAAATGCAACAAGTTCAGCAGTATCTGGTGCTTCAGCAGCAGTACAGGCTGGTACTAACCCTGCAGTTCTGAATGACGCTTCACCAGGAACATTCACAACAGGTTCTGGTATGACAACAGCATACGCAGAAGCTCTTGGAGATGCATCTGGTAACGCTTTCGCAGAAATGGCTTTCTCAATCGAGAAAACAACTGTGACTGCAAAGTCAAGAGCATTAAAAGCAGAATACACAATGGAACTTGCACAAGACTTAAAAGCAATCCATGGTTTAGATGCAGAAACAGAATTATCAAACATTCTATCTGCTGAGATTCTTGCTGAGATCAACAGAGAAGTTGTAAGAACAATTTACA